GCAGATTCGACCAGGTTGCCATCGTCATCGAAGTGTTCACAGTAGATGATGTATTTGCCACCATCTTCAGGACAATCGGCAAGTTCGACAGGGCTTGCTTTGCGCTTCGTCATGTCGATCACCCTTCCACCACGATGAATTGCTTTCCCCACGAAGAATTCGTGCCATCTGCGAACTGCACATGAACCTGTGCGTCCATCGGAAACTGAGCATCAAACTCAGGTGTCGTGCTTGACATCACGATTGCGTCTTCGATGCCACGATCATGCTTGATCTTGATGTGGTCACCAGGCTTGTAGATCTTCGACATCACACACCTGCCTTCGATGAAGCGTTGATGCGATTGATGACACCATCAGGAAAGCCCATGCTCGCACCATCGAACTTGCGGATGGCGACGATGGGAAACTTGCGCTTGCGAGGATTGACACCAGCAAAAACGTATTCGACACCATCGATGTCGAAGATCGTGCCAAGTTCGGCAGTCAGCGTCGTGGGTGTTCCGAACTGCGTGCCATCCTGCACGATTCCCTGATACCCAAACTTGATGTAACTGGTGGCTTCCTGGCTTGCCATGTTCACACCATTTGTGCCTTTGATGACAGGGATTGCCTTGATCTTGAAGTCGAAGAAATCGCCATATCCAATCTTTCGATCTTCCAGTTGAAGATCATGCTTCTGAAGGATTGCGTCGATGGCTGTGCGCATCTCCTCTGCGACTGCCAATGCTGTTGCCTTGTCGATGTTCATTGCTGTCCCCTTTTGTGTGTTCGGCTGGTTTGCCATGACTGAAGTATAAACACATTTGATGGGGGATGATCAAACACCATTATGAAAAAGCCTGTGACCAGGGCTTTTGTGTCGAAAACTGCCGGCAGCAGCGCTCGATTTCAGCGCTTCAGATCTGCCACCAGTCGTTTCCCCATATCAGAGAAGGGTGCGTGTTCAGGTGGCGAACTGCGATCCTGTCTGCTGTCGCATAGTGAATGCCCACCTGCGTTTCACCATTGCGCCATTTCTGCAAGGTTCCGACATTGATGCCAAGCATGGCTGCTGCATCTCGTACTGGCATATCTCTGGTGATCGCCAAGAGTGGTTCTGGTGACAGTCTGGTTGGTCGTTTCGACCAAACGTCGTGTATCTGTGGTTCGTGCTGATCCATCGCCAGTTCTCATGTTCTGCGACAGATCAGCACGAATCGCTCAGACACCTGTTTGCAATGGTGTGGGATAGGCAATGCTCATCAAGATTGCACCTGCTGGAAGTTCAAGGATCTTCTCGATTTGCACCAGGTCGTCAATTCCTGGTGTCACCTTCGATGCTTCCCAAGATGACACCAATGGCTGTGATGCGCCTACAAGATCCGCAAGTTGCTTTTGCGTGATCCCTTTTGCCTGTCGTGCTTCCCTGATGAGCGTTGCTGCACGCCCACGCAGTTCTTTTCTGTCTTTTCGTGCTGTCATGTCGCTGCCTTTCGTGTGTTGCTGCAACCAAAAAGAATATCAGTTTGGGTGCTAGTTGATTAGTTAGTTCGAGCATTTCGTTTGCCAGGGGCCTGCCCATCCGCATCCGTAACGCTCTTCTCCATACATCCAGATCAATAATGCGCTTCGTAGCGTTGTCTCTGGATCAAAGAGATCATCACAGGTGTTGATCACACCACGATCTTGCAACCATCCATTTTCTGAATACTTGCTAGGTCTGCACCAGTAACCATTCACCTGCAGTAGACCACGACTGCCAGACACAGGATCTGTTTTGTTGTGGCTCATTGGTGAGCATCTGCTTTCTCTGTGCATCACTCTTGACAATGCGGGCCATTCGCTTTCAGGCCAACCAACTTCGAGCGCAAGCGCTCGCCACTCTCCACACTTCCCATAGAGCATCCTGGCTTCGTCTACGGCATCCTGCGTGGCTTGTGCAGTCAGCGCACCAAAGTCCACGCTGCTGAGATCTGGAAGCGTTGTGGTGGGTGCTGGTGGCATCGTGGTCGTGGTTGTGGTTGTCGTGGTCTGGATCGTCGTAGGGACAGGCTCAGCGCTTTGTGTGGATCGCTCAGCGTGAACACCAGCAACCAGCGCCAAACCAGCGAAGGTTGCAACAGACGTAACCAGCATTCGTTTTGCTGTTTTGCTCATGTGCTTGTCATCCTTTTCAAAGGTTTCTACTGCGCTGCTTCATCGTGCGTAGGAATCCATCAACTACGACTTGGGGACTAGCGCTGCCTTCTGTGGACATCGAGCCTTCACGTTGGTTTTTTTCAGCGTAGTCGGAAGGGTATTGGTTCTGGTTAGGAATGGATCTAGTTAGTGCCACGTTTTCTGTGCCACCTGTAGTCATGTTTTCTGAACTAGGTGGTGTCGTTTTTTTGTCCACCTGTGGATGATCTTGTGGAGAACTTCGGGATCGTCTGCGCCTACGCTGAGCGTGCAACGTATAAAGATTGCTTGTCCAATCACCTGATGCGCTCTTGCGTTTTTTGACGCTGATTGCACCAAGTTCGACCAGTTCCCGAACTGCGTTATCGACAGCAGCCACAGAACACATCGCACGACTGGCAATCAACTTCCGTGATGGGAAGCATTCGCCAGTTCTGGTGTCAGCAAACGAACGGATCACGCAATAGACACGCAACGCTGTGGGCTTGATCTCGAGATCAAGCACCCACATCGGAACGATCACAAACTGCTGTTGAGTAGCACCATCGGCACTATCCTGTGCCATAACAAGTCCTGTCCCTTCTTGTTACATGGTGGGTGCGTTCCCTTTCTGCGCACCCACCATGTTTTTTATTCCTGATCAAATCCCTGCATTGCAGCAAAACTGCTTAGACGCATGATGACCAAACCATCAGACATCCCATCTGGCATGGCAATCATGGCAAAAGGTCGAACATCACCCAAAGATTTGTGCTGGTCACTCTGCTGTTCAGCCAGGATAAATCGTGTTGCAATTGGCTCGATTTGCTTGCCTGCCTTCACTTCAACACGCAGGTAACCACCCCAATGTTCTTCGTGGCGAGTATTCGCACCACCTATTCCCAATGCCTTGCGTGCTTTGCGTGCTTTGCTGTCACCCTTTGCACGATTGCGTCTGCCTCTCGCAACAGGATCACCACAACCTTTGACACGACGCTTCCCATCACGACCAACTTTGCCAAGCGTGCCAAATAGGGGACAACCTTGAGCGTTGCATTTCTCATGGTTGCCTTCGCAGTAATCCTTGGCTTTCAGCAGATCGCTCATGCCTGTTCAGCATAATGGTTGCGCCAATCATGCGTTCGTAGCGCTCTTCCGTGAAGCCATGCGTAGCAAGAATGCGACACTCTGTCACCAGCGCATCAACCAATTCTTTGTGCTTCGATGCTCTAGTTCGAGCAGGCACATCATGTCGCTGATCAGGACTATGACGATCCCGATATTTGTGATGCACATACGGATGGCATTTGTTTCTGCTTTCTCGCAGCATGAACACCATGCCTGCCTTGTGCAGATTTGAGAGCGCACCAGAGATCTGCCCATGATGCATGGGCTTGTCTGTGTTGGCGAACGCATCGCTCAATTCATGCCAGGTTGCGCCCATCACACCAAAGACATCCAGAAAGCGCAGAATGGTTTGCTGTCGCACACTCAGCGCACCAGTCTGGATTTCATCAATGGCACGATCTCGAGATGTCTGGCGCTCTACGAAACCTGCTGTGCCTGCGTATTCTGCCCAAAGTTCATCCTGCATTTCTGGCATCCAATTCTTCAAGGATCACACCAAGATCATTGATGATTTCAAATTTGCCGTTCTTCATGTTTCCGTAGACAGGATGCAGCATCGCCAACATCAAAAGTGATGCGTCTAGGATCGCTGTTCTGTCGTTCTCAGAATCAAAGTTGTGTTCGATGATGCGCCCATCATCCCTAGTTGCTCGCAACAGAAATTGTCGTTTCATGCTGCACCACGCATCTTGGGCTTGCTGTGGACACGACGCACACGCTCTACAGGGAACGTCCTGAACTTTTCGTGACCTTGGCGACCACCCCAACAGGTCAGGTGTTCGCCAGTCATCCATTTGAAAACGAACCTGCCTGACTCGCCAAATATCGACAGTTCAGTTCCAGGTTCGATGTGTCGATTGTTGATTTTCATGTGTCCCTTTCTGTTTTTTGTGTCTCGATTTACAACCTGATGATCTTTGGTCGTGCGCCTTGCCACCCAAAGCGCAGTTTGTGTGACCAATACATCAAGCATTCTGCATACGACTCAGAACTAAAGATGAAGCCACTATGCCTGATGATCTCGTTTGGTTCCAATCCATAAAACTGTTCAATGCGTGGTGTCCAATGGTGTGGTGTTCCATCTCGCTCAAGATTTTTGATCGTCGTTGGCTTCAGTCCTAGATGCTCGCTGACTTGATCGATTGTTTTGTTTGCTTGCCTTCGGGATGTGCGAAGAGCAATACAAAAATTGTCTCTGTGATATTGGCTTAGGTATCGTTCGCCAATCGTTCCACGAGCCAAATCAGATTGCCGGTAATACCAGAAATTCCCTAGTCGTTGAAGCGATGGACGTTGAAACACAAACGGATCGTTGTAATCGAAGTTCACGCTGTCACCACGCTTGCACGACCTTCGGCATCGAAACGCAGTTGCGCTTTGCCGTTCTTGATTGCCATGAGATCTTCGATGAGCGCTGAAGCATCCTTGGCTGTCAGGTCTTTCAAACTCGATTTGCCTGCAAGGTTGTGCAGCAGGTCGTCATCAGATCCCACTTCACTAGCAAGTTTTCTGATGAAGCCCATTTGCTTTTCAGAGATGCCACCAGCACCTGCTTGTGCAGGCTTCTCTTCTGCTGGTCGTGCTTTGCTTCCCAATGGCGCACGATCCGTCTTGGGTGCTTCTCGCTGTGGCGCAGGCTTCGTCGCAGGCTTAGGTGCTTCGCTTCGCACATAGGTATCTGCATCGGGATCTGTGTCATCTGTGGGAAGACACAACGTCTGCAGCAGCGCTGTGCGAAACGCAACGCTCATGGCTTTGGCTGTCGCTTTATCACCAGAGTCCATGCTTTCTGCCGACACAGTTGCAGCGATATTGCTTCCGTCTGGCGCATGAAATGTGTATGTCACGTTCACTCGAACATGAGCCATCTGCGTGCGATTCTGTCCAATATTGACAGTTTCGTAAATGCATTCATTGATCGATGGAACGACGATCACACCATGCTTCCGTAGCGCTGGTGAAACAGCGTTCACCACGCTGTCAATGCCACGAAAATTGAAGTTCTGGTGATTGTTCCGTTCTGTCTTCCGTACAGCACCTGCATCTTCCATGCATCTGCTGATCAGTTTGATGATTTCCATTCCTGTCCCTTTCTGTTATTTGATGGTTCGCAACACTCTGAATGTTGATTGCTGCGTGAATTTGTCTGCGATGTCAGGGTGCGCTTCCGAAAGCGCTTTTGTGTCCAGTCGTCTGCTGCTCTGAGCCTTCCACGACAGCACACGCTTGCCTTCAACAGTCGCATATTCGTGTTCCATCAGCGTGCGTGCGATCTGCGTTTTCAATGCTTTTTCTTGCTTCTCGAGCAGGCTGATTGATTCTTTGACTGCTTGCCATTCTTCGATGACAGCAATCGTGTTTCTGTCGATCTCAACTTCACCTGATGGTTCTGGATGCAAGCGTGCGATGTCTTCCAATGACAGCATTTCTGGCTTGCAGATTTCACCTGCGTCGATCAGGGAACAGAAATCATGGACTGCATCGAACATGACAATTTGTGATTCAGCGTCGAAATCGACTGTGTGAAAGCCCAAACGCTGTGACCTGTCCAAGATCACGAATGTCACGCTGTCTGTGCCTGTGCAATACATCTGTGCTTGGGCTTGCCAGAACCAGGACAACGGCAGATTGTCGTTCAATGAATAGGTGTTGCTGGTCTTGGCTTCCACGATCAGCGATGGATCGTCCACCCCACGACCATCCAACGTGGCGATGAAATGCCCACGCAGATACATGACGTTGGGTGTTTCGATGCGTTGGCCTAGGACGTTTGATGCGTGTTCCAGCAAGGCTGGTTCAAGCACGTTGCCACGCACCATTGCATCGTTGGCAGGGATGATCTCTGGTTCACGCAGTTTGCGTACAGACAATTCCGTGACTGTCTGGAATGGGTTGCATCCCATGATGGTTGCAACTTCGCTTGCACCCACGACGCACGATCCGCTTGGATCTCGATGTCGCAGGTTCAGCCATTCCAATGAGCCATGTGCAGGTTTAGGGATTTCAATAGTCATGGCTGGTCAGGGTAACCAGCAGGTGTGGTACGAATCAAACACCTTGATGTTTGATGAGTGGCGCAGTCCGAAGGCAGCGAACTTCAGACTGCGCCACCTTCGACTATTTGTCCTGCCTGACCTGCGCTTTTGCATGATCCATGATGTGTTCATCGATCTTGCCTTCGATTCTTGTGACAGCGCCCATGACACGACCATGATCCCGCTTGTTCTCTTTGCGCAACGTCTGGATCAGCGCTGACACGACAGCGCCAAACGCACCAATGGCTGCGATCAAAATGCCTTCGATCATGCGCCTAGCGCCTTTACGATCTCGTCAAGAATCGCTGTGAACGTCGCATCAACCTTCGATGCGTCATCAGCCATTTCAGGTGCAATTTCGAGATGCACCCAATTGCCACCTGCACCAATCGTGTTTTTCTCGTAGACCTTCCAGCCTGAGAAGATCCCACCATTGTCACGACTGCATCGATATCCAGCACCAAAACCTTTGCCTGGAATCCAGACATTCTTGTAATCATGGATCTCTTCGATCAGCAAACGATCTCTGTAGGAATTCAGAAAGTTGATCAGGTCTTTGCATTGTTGTGGTGTGCCACCTGTGTCCATCGCTCGCCAGGTCGCATGAACGCTCAAACCATTTCCACCACGCACAGGACGATTTGCATAGATGCCAAGATTGCGCATCTGAAACAGGAAGCACAACCAGTCTTGAAAGCGCTTCGTTCCAGGTCGTGTTCTACTGGTGGGATCGCTGTTGCCTGTATAGGGACGCATTATGCATCCTGATCTTTGGCATTGAAGATCGCATCAAGTTCAGCCTTGTCAATCTTTCCATCATCTGCGAAGGCTCGAGCCAGTTTTTCAATCACCTGCGATGTAGAAGCGATGCCTGCGAGAATCGCAGCCTTCCAAACAGGGATGCCACCCAACACGGATGCGCCACCAATGATGCCCATTGCGGAATATCCAAAGACTGCAAACACTCTTAGTGCCACGTTTTTCACCTGCTCGTTTTTCACTCTTCGTCTTCTCCACTAACAGCCAAAGCAACAATGTTGATTGCCAGTCCAATGACAGACATGATCAGTCCCCATTTGCGTGTGTCCCCTGTCAGCGTGATGAGAACCAAACCAGTTCCTACCAGCGTCCACGCAAGACCAGAAATGTCTGACATCTTTGGCATGACTGCCATTGTCGCAAAGCGTGTATCAGATGCGCTCTAAATGCTGCGTCGTCGTGCCACAGGCATCATTGTGGCAGTAGCAACAGCAATAATCACCCTGCGAGTACGCACAGGCACAGTTGATCCAATCGGCACATAATTATCGAATTTGCCTGAATACAGATCAATTGTGGCTTCAAATTCTTGGCGCACATCATCAGACGAATTCTGAACGATCTGCACCAGTTGGTCTGCTTCAGTCTGTGTCAGATCGTCTGGTTCGAGATCAGCGAAGAATTCTGTTGCGTTGTCGTCTGTCGGGATTGCTGGTGTTGGCAGCGTTGTGGTTGTCGTGGTGTCAGGTGTTTTGGCAGGGACAGTCGTGGCGATTGCAGTAGTAGGCGCTGTCGTCGTCCCAATTGTGGATTCTGTTGGTTGGGATGTGGTCGTGGGTGCTGCTGTTGTGGTGGGTGCTGTTGTGGTCGTGGGTGGCAGCGTCGTCGTGGGCGCTGCTGTTGTAGTGGGTGGCAGCGTCGTTGTGATGATTGGCAGCGTTGTAGGTGGAACTGTCGTGGTTGGTGCGCTGGTCGTTTCTGTCGTTGTGGTTCTCGATGGTCTGGCTGTAGGCGATGGCTCGTTGATAGGCGAGAGCGTGGTGGTCACAGTCGATGATGGAAGCGGTACAGGCCATGTCGTAGATGTCGAACTTTCTTGTGGGATCTCTACTGGTGGCGCAACGGTAGTAGTTGTTGTGTTGATAGCGACACTTGATGTGGTGAGATTGGGTGGTGCGATGGATGTTTGCGCTGGTTGTGTGCTGGTCGTCGATGGTTGTGTTGGCTCAGGGCTTATCTCTTCTATCAGCGTTGTGGATGTGGGTGCTGTGGCAGGTTCCGATGTTGATGATGTCGATTGTGTTGTGGATGGTTGAAGTGTTGTCGTGGTGGTAGTTGCCACTTCAGTCGTGGTAGTGCTGCTAGTGGTTGTGGTTGTTTCGCCAGGATCAACAGCCACATTTACATTGAAAACAAATGGGCCATAAAAACCTGCCCAAAAGCCTTCGTCTTTTCCTGAGATCGTCGCAGTTACGACACCAGCGCTCACGACACTCAAGCCCACTTCAAAGATGCCTGCGCTCGAACCAGACACGGCATCGACAGTTTCACCAGCAAGACTGATCTGCCAGGTATCAGGCGTTTCACCCTGATAACCAATCGTGTTGGTGGTTGTGTTATCGACCTGCGCCACCAGGCTGACTATCGATCCTGCAGGTGCAGCGATCTGCGCTTGCACAACACCAGTCATGTACGAGAAGCGGAAGCCATCTGTCGTGTCTACGTTTCCCTGCGTTACCTGCCATTGCACATCTTCTGCTTGTGCCACGTTGCCGAACACGGCAAGCATCGCAACAGGTGCGAAGATCAGCAGAGAAAGCAGATCACGGTGTTTCTTCAACTGGCTGTTCTTCAGTTGGTCGATGACCGTCTAATGCGTACTTCGCAACGATCGCTTCTGCCCATGATCGTGCGCCTTCGTGCGTAGACCAAGGGCCAGGACGATCGAACACGAGGCCTTCAGTCTCGACTTCAACAAAGTTGTCTGCGAATACTCGTGCCGTGTAAGCACCTGCCGTGTAAGTGTGAGTGATCATGGCCTACTTCCTGGTTTCATAGACGAATGAGCGATACAGTAAGAAGTTATTGATCCGAGGCCTGATGGGGTGATGGTCGTCCAACTCGTCCCGTTGGTGCTTTTCTTGAGGTTGCTACCCAATGTGGTAGCGAGAAATACGCCAGTGTCGCTACAGGCAACGTCTATGCTACCTGTGCTTCCTCGGCTGGTGTAGGTCGTTCCGTTTGTCGAAGTTTGGGTGTAAAAGTCAATACCGATACCACCTGTTCCCAGGTTGTTTACCAGAATAGTGGCTTTCGACGCGAATGACGACCAAACACCGCTGTTGGTTATCGTAGAATTTCGTTGCGTCCAAGTAATCGCGTCGGGTGATGATCCGTAAGAATTGCTGGCGGATGTTGAATCGGAACCAACTACCCAAATGCTTTGAGCAGCGAAATAGTGAACGCCTTTCCGTTTTATGAACGTGCTAGTACTTCGTGATGTCCAGGTGGTACCGTCGGTGGACGTTACAAAGCCGTTGTAACCACCTACGCCGTAAGTACCGGCACCATAGTCAGCGCCTTGCAATAGTTGTGTCGTACCGCTGGTTTGTTGCGTCCAGGTGGTACCGTTTGTCGAAGTAGCGATTTTTCCACCTTGCCCGCAAGCAACCCACAAACCATTAGCCCAAATCACCTCTGTAATGTCGCTCGAACCAAACGACGAGGTTTGTGCAGTCCAGGTGACACCATCAGGTGATGTTGCAAGCACGCCATTTTCAGCACCTGCCACCCAAAGGTTGGAACCGTTAGATGCCACGCATCGAATAATGTTTGATCCGAAAGGTGTTGTGCGTACCGTCCAAGTGCTTCCATCATCGGTGCTGGTTGCCAGTTTTGAGTTGCTGCCATCTATGCCAGCAATAATCCATGTGTAGGGAAGTGTTGGTGTGCCACCAGAATGAGCAACAGCACCTTTAGTCGCCAAAATCATGTCGTCAGGTTCCCGAACGCAACCCATTCATCAGTTGCCAACTTCAACAAACCAGCAACAGCGTATTGACCAGACAAATCCAAACCAGTTTGCGTGCGTACAGTCACGCCAGAACCAGCAACGATCGTTGTCGTTCCAGCACCAGCCTGATAAATCAGGATTTGCGTACCGACAGGAAATGCGACAGTCGAGTTGGGTGGCACAGTCAAGTTGTTGGCGCTCGCCACATTCATCGTGATGACAGTTGCCAGATCAGTCAAAGCAAGCGTGTACGAAGCAGTCTGCTCATTAGCAACAGCAATGGCAATGTCATTCACGCCTTCCGTAATGCTGTTCACATCTGAAGCAGACAGCACATCGCCATCTGCATATGCTTCTGAAAGTGGATACGTTGCCATGTGATCTCCTAGAGATTGCTTGTGCCTAGAATACCGAACTCAGTATTACCAAGGATGAACGCTGTGCTAAGTGGGAATGCTGTTGTGAAAGTTGTTTGCCATGAATTAGGTCTAATGTCATGGCTGATGCCTTGAACAGACAGTTTGGCGCTCAGCCTATTTCCACCTGGTGTTGTCTTGAATACTTCGATTGGCGCATTCAGATTGAGAGTAACGGCAGGCAAGACGCGGTTTGAGTCAGTCGAACAATCTAAACCAACAGAGTTGATACGCAGTTTGGCATCTTTACGATACGCAAGAATACGTTTCGCTTGTATCAAAGCATCGTCATCGCTGTAGAACAGCAGACCAGTTCGAGACAGCGTGCGCCGGAAATACGAGCCGATCGAAGCAGCGTCTTCGACCTGCTGTGGATCGCCACCTTCTGCTTGCACGATCACATCGTTGGCAAGATCCGTGTCATCCAAACTAAAATCAATCTCTTGATAACCAATGTCTGTGCCATCGTCATCAAAGATGGTGCGTGTTCCTGCCTGCAACTGCGCCAAATCCAATCTCGATTTGAAGACGACGTTGCCTGCTCTGTCCATGTAGAGCGCACCATTCTCTGTGTCTTCGACTGTCTGCAACGCTGACAGCGTGGTGCGTACAGTCCAGGGATCATCCAGCAGTTCTGTCGAACCTGTAGAGATCGTGCGCATCGAAGTAGGCCAACCAGCAACATCAAGAATGTCATTGATGCGTGTGCCTGGTAGGTCTTGTGGTGCGGATGTCGGGACTTCTTCAATCTGAATCAAGTTGAGTGTTCTGAATGCGTCTTCAGCCTGGATGGTGACAAACGTGCCATCAAAGCCTTTCTCGTACTCGAAATCCCATGATGTGATGTATCCACTAAACATGAAGTATTCATGTCCCCCATAGCGTGCCGTGATTCTGATTTGGCGCTGTGGCAGGATTTGTCCAAAGTAAGGGCCAGACTCGTTTGATGGATCGAAGTCACCTGTTCGATCTATGAATGTGATGGTGGCGCTTCCGTTGTTGTAGTGGTCTGTCACTCTGTCTTTGCCACGACGAATTGAAATGCTGTTCACCAGGTCTGTGATGTCTACTGGTGTCGCCAGGTCTGCACCAAGCACATTCGTTCCAAGAATGCCGTTATCAGGATCGCTCAACACAAGCGTGTTCTCGAATGCAGCAACGGTACTGAAACGAATTGCTACAACAGGCTGCGCAGGCAAAGTCACGACAAAACCAAAGTTCTTCCAGATCGTTGTGCGTTCAGCAATCCCTTGCGGATGTTCTCAATTAGGTCACGTTCTGACACGATTGAGCCACCAACATTCACAACAATTTGCGTGGTTCCACCAAGCGTATTGTTCGCCATGATCGCACCTGATGCCTTTGGCACGAATAGTTCAGGGCCACGTTCACCTACCAGATAGGTGCGACCTGCAGCAACAGGGCCACCCAAAGCCCTAGCGGAAGCCCTGCCAAGTTCGGCAAGACCTGCCCAATCCACCTTGTCAAGTTCAGCCTTCAGTTCTGGCGAGATATAACCAGTTTCTTTAGCAACTTCAATGTCTGCTTCTAGCGGATCACCACGAACTTCACCCCTGGCAGTTTCACGTTCTCTGCGTGCCTTTTCGAGATCACGCCTTGCCTTTGCTTCACGCTCAAGAGCCTTCGAAACAGCATTGATGGCATCTGCTTCACGTTCTTTCGCTTCATTCAAACGATCAAGCGCATCTGAATACGCTTCAGAACCTTCAGCAGCACCATTCAAAATTTCGTTCAGTTCAGATTGTGCCTGCGACAATTCGCCAGTTGTCTCAATTTCGTTGCGCTGTGCGTCTTCCAAATCTCGAGCAGCATCTTCAATGTCACGCTTCGCTTCAGCAACTTCTTCGGCACTAGGGCCATCCTGCAAATCAATCAATTCTGCTTCAGCATCGATGACATCATTGGTTGCATCACGAACAGCGATCTGCGCCAACGCAAGATCACGTTGCCTTGGGAATCGCCTACGCTCAATGCGTTCCAATTCCTTTTGCGCATCAGCAAGTCTGAAGTTTGCTTCAGTCAGCCTGTCTTGTGCCTCTTGCACAGATCGTGCATCAGCAGGCTTAAACAGCGCATCATAGGCTTTCTTTGCTTCAGTAAGACGTTCTTGTGCATCTCTGGTGCGTAGTTGCGCATCACGGAATTTGTATTGCGCATCAGTCAAACGCTTTTGCGCAGAAATTGCTTCTTTGCTGTCTTTCGCAAAACCATTGACAACTTTGTTGAAATATTCTTGTGCTTCAGCAACTGCTTGTGTTGCATCTGTTTGTGCGTCCTGCGCATCTTTCAGGCTTTCAATCGCATCCTCGAGACTGCTGGAAGCATCTTCAGCGCCTTCAACTGCTCTGATGTAGTCCTGCAGCAGATCGGCTGCGCTGCGAACTGTCCCACCAAAACTGCGTACCGGCTCATCAGCAGCATTCACGATATTGGCAATGCCGTTCATAGCGCCAATGACACGATCTGCCATGTCTGCTGTCGTGAACAT